TCTGCGATGTCTGACGCTATGCCACATCTGAAATCTGACATGGGAACTTCCGACACGAAAAGTTGGACACCGAACTTAGATACCAGTTGCTCTTTAGCGGGGTAGTCATTGCGGTCGAACATATCGCCTTGCTTGAACGCCATGTCCGAGACAATGCTATCGTAGGCAAGGATGAAGTCCCCAAGCAGGGTATTGAACGCGCGCTGATGCTCATGATACTCTTGCTTGAACTTGGGCATATCCACAGACGGCAACAAGTCCTGCGAGTTGTTCCATCTATAAGTCCTGCGCTTGACCCAGTTATAGATAGTCTGACGATAGTTGACGATTGCCTTGTGACGTGGGTGATCTGCCAAGAGGTTCTTGACGTAGCGCCCCGCGCTCTTGTCTGCATTCTTTGATGCAGTAACTTCATTGCTGATGATGCGGTCTTGCTTCGTCGCTGACCATACATTGACATCCACGCTCACGAGGACTGCTGATGAGGCAAGGCTGATGAGGTGATCGGGTTTATGTAATTCCATAACTCTCTCCTTTGGTTGAAAACAAATCCCACTGATACGTGGGTCTCTAAACAGTGGGGTAGCTGATCTGCTCTCCCCACTAGCTATAAGTATAACACAACTTGACCTTTGAGTCAAGGGTTCTACTCAAGTTTTTTCTATGACCAGTCTGTGATGATCTGCCTGCTGACACTCATCCATTCATGCTCATAGTCTCCATTGAATCGTTCTTCGTTGTCGTTCGCTTCCTCGCCTATGCGTACAAACATCGAACCTATCTTGCAATTAAGTTTTCCCTCACTCACTTGACAAGACCAATCCTCCGCCTGTTTCACCAACGCCATGTGACTCATCACATCGGGGTAGTTCTCATACCACTTCACATCATTCGCACTAAAGGTGAACATCTGTTTCTTGTGGTCGATCTCCACCTCCGCGATAGCGATCTGGCACTGGGGATTAGCCTTTGCCTCCAGTAAAAATGTATAGAACGATTGCTCGTTGTTGGTGTCGTGGTCATCGGTGAACCGAATCGTGTACGCCACATCTGATCTATAGCCCATTTAGATACTCCTTTTTTCTAAGCACTTCTAGTACCAACTTGAACTCATCGGGGTAGCAACTCGCAAGACCCCCCACGAACCATCTAAAGTCTTTGTCAGCGATTGCCTCCTCATAACCGCAGTAAATCATGGTCTCTAAGATATACATCCACGCTTCCATGACATCTTCATCTACTAGATCATTCATCGGTGAAACCCTCCCTTGTTGTTGATACCCTTGAGATCTGCCATGTCGGTGATCATCATGTAGTTGCTCTTGTGCATAGGCACGACTGTGCGCACTGCCTCATGCGAGAGTTTCTCCCCACATGGCATGCAATGCTTGTAACCAAGCTTCCACCTGTCAGTGGCATACTCCTCGTCACAGTTACGGCAGTGTGGCTTGTGGCTTTTCATGGCTTCTCCAATACTTTTTTTATGGCGGTCATGGCATTCTCCGCGTTAGCCTGTGCTTTTGCGACGTACTTGGCAGGGCTACGCATGGTGCTCTCGGTTCTGTTCAAGGTGTAAGACATGTCTTTCAATGCCTCATACGCCTGTCGCAGAACATAGTCTTTATCCAAAGATAAATGAAACTCCTCGAGGGTCATACTTAGTTCTCCTCGTATGAGTGGGTGACTACGCCCATGGTCTTGATGCGGTACTTGTTCTCGTATCCCTCGTGCATGTCGCCTTGGATGCAGATGTGCATCTCGTACTCGGCAGTGTCCCGATGGTCATACAACGCCAAGGGCTTGCCATTGCACAACAGCAGAAACATGCTACGACTTAGTATCTTCTGTTGTTCTTCTTGCTGTTGATCATGTAGATCAAAACTCAGCGGTGCGTATTGAACTTTAACTTTTCCCATAATGATCTCCTGATTGATGACCCACGTCTCCGTGGGTGCTTAGTTGCAAATGTGATTAGATGATGTCGTAGCCAGTCAAGTACTGGAACGATGCGACTTCATCCATAGGCTCGGTGATGGTCAAGCCCTCATGCTCGTCATCGATATCACCGAACTCATCGAAGCCATACTCACGATCAAGGAACTCAAGGTTCTGTGTGTGGTATGTGTCGATACGGCAGTCAATGGCTAAGTAGTCATCCACGCCATCGTGGGTATTGACATTGCATTGACGGGACTTGGTAAGACGCAAAGTCTTACGGACTGAACGAGGCATAGCCTTCATCCAATCTGTTGCTTTCTCTACCTGCTCAACAGGTAATGCAGTCATAAACGAAACTATCATGATCTCTCCTTGGTTCCTGCAAAGGACACCGATTGGTGGAAACAAAACCCACGCATACGTGGGAAGCTAATTAGGGTCGCTTGGTATCTACCTCCCGACCCAGACTCCAGTATAACATAACTTGACATATGAGTCAAGCAGTTAATAAAAAAAGTAGTTTTGTACGGCAGTTGGAGGCAGGGAAACTGTGCGCTGAGTTCTGTTCTAATGTTCTAGTCTGTTCTACTTTTCGTACTATGCTTATAGAACGGATTTTGGGGGGTGCGGTGTAGCTAAGTTGTTGTTTTTATTAATTATTTTATAAAAAAATATATAGTTGTTCTAATGTTCTACGGAAAATGGGTATATGCCTCCCTTTTTCGATTTTTTTGCTCTTCGCGTTGCATCGGCTGAGAAGGTCTTGATCTCTGCACTTTTTTCCAAGTTTCCCCATCCTGCCCAAAAAACGTAGAACATTAGAACAAAACCTCCGCAACCCGCATGGATGCTCACTTTTCTTGTTCTAACTATGCTTTTAAAAGTAGAACATGTTCTAAAAAAAGCCAGAACAAACCCTGCAACCTATCAGTTCTGAAAACGATAAATGACTTAGAAGATCAGTGGCACCTCGTGTTACACCACACTAACCCTGTCAGTTCTGAAAACGGTAGGCGATACAAAGCAAATACCACGTATGCGTGGGATGCTAAATAAGAGCCTTGTCCCGCCATGCGCGCCCTCTCGCGCGCGTCGAAAAATAACTGGTTTCAAATAACACGGACAAAAAAAAGCCCCTGACCATTTCTGATCAGGGGCTTAGGTCACAACATCATTTGTTGTATGTCATCCAAAATGCTTTTACTGCAAGGGCATACTTGGCGCTGTTCGCTGTTGTGTCGCGTTTTGCTTCTTTCACCCTAACCGATTTCTCTTGTGCATTGAACACATTGGTCATCGATTCTGCAAAATCTAGCGTTTTGCGTGTTGTCGTTGTGCCGTTGCGCTTTGCAAGTATCCGTTTACAGGCACGTGACAGGTCACCCAATCGGTTAGAACAGTAATCCGCCACATCATCACGGATCACTTTTATGATCCCATGCAATGCTGGGTTAGTGTTCTTGAGCTTGCCGAATTCCTGCGAGGAAAACGCAAACGCATAATTTACGCCAATTTCAACCTTTTCAACCTTTGCATTTTTGATCTGCTCGGGTGTCGCTAACACATAGTGATCGCTTACAACAGCATAGACCTTGGCAGAATGACGTTCGCTGTGACGCAACCGATAACCGCCATAAATCATTTCCCTTGCTTCGCTAGAAATTTCCTCGGGAAACCCTGTAATGTTAGCCAAGGCATATTCTGCTTGTGAATCTAAACTGTCCCCTGTCCCTGCCTGTTGATAACCGAGATCCCTCAATGATGAAAATGTAGACATAATGTCCTCCGATAAAGTTAATGAAACCATCACCTAGTTATTTCCTAAGTGATGATGTATCTTGGCATAGTGTGGAGTCTAAAGTAAAGTTCCACGGGGGAATGGGACACTATTTAAGGGTGTTGTGAGCCACGCACGCACTCCCGCGCGCGACAGAAAATAACTGGTATCAAAATAGCAGGCGAAAAAAAACCCCCCAAACCGTTTCCAGTCTGGGGGGTTTTGGGAGGCTAATTACTTAGCGTCTGAGTGCTTCCACTTCACCATGAAGGCGACTTTAGCCTCTGCGAACCGTTTGTCGTCAGCCGACTTGTCACCTCGGTTCTTAGCTGACACTAGGCGGTCTGGTGCGGTTTCTTTGAACCACGCTTCGACAAACTCAGCAAAGTCTTTATTGACTCCACGCTGACGTTCTTTGCCCTCGTTCAAAATCTTTGTAGCGGCTCTTTTCAAGTCGCCCAGTCGATTTGAACAATAAGTAGAACAACTACTTCTAATCTCTTTAACAAGAGCGTGGAGGGCTGGGTTGGTGTTTGCCAACTTACCAAACTCTTGTGCTGAGTAAGAGTAAGCATAGGGAATACCTATGTTGACCTTCTCCACATTGTCAGCCATTTTGTGCTCTTGACTAGCAAGCACATAATGACCGTTGATAACCGCATACATGGTAGCGGGTCTAAGCGCATCAAACTTCATGCGGTAGCCTTCATACAAAGCGTCTTTAGCTTCGACTGGGACTTCTTTGGGGAAGTCTTTAATCTGAGTTAAAGCGTAGCGGGCGACTGACTCCAAGGTCTGGTGCGCACCGGCTTGTTGGAAGGCTGAGTCTTTCAAAGAGGTGAAAGAACCTTGCGTAGCGGACTCTACGGCTTTTGTGGCTGATTTTGCCATGTTCAAATCTCCATAAGAATGAACGGTTTGAGAAACACTGGGGGCGGAATTGCTGACCCAGTGATATAACAATACGCTTGTGGGACTCTTAAGTAAAGTTTCACTGGGGAGTGGGTCACTAATTAGCGACCTTGCCTGCTCGCACGCACTCATACGCGCGACGGAAAATAACTGGTATCACGCGCACCATTACCATATGTGGGATAAAGTGGGGGCACAAAAAAAGGGAGCCGAAGCTCCCTTGGTCATCTCCTGAAGTAGTTGCTAGGCAACCTACTGTATTCAAAGCCATCTAGCTTTGCGCAGAACGTGGCACGCTGAACATGAGCGCGCCAGATGTTAATCTGGCCGCGTGTCATCAGTCGTCTTTGTGTTGGATCTTAGGCAAGATCAATGCGATCAATGCCGTGCTAACTACCAAGCCCACTAACCCGAGCCACATACCTTGTGGTAGCAACATAGCTAACGACAAGGCAAAGGTGATTGTGCTAACCACCAAAGCTAGACCGTAATACATAACTCTCTCCTTTAAAGAGAGGGGCCGAAGCCCCCCTTGTTACCGCTTGTAGCGAACTGCTACTGTCCGACCAAACAGGTTGGTCACCTTTGCGAACACATCCTTGTTAGGGTATGTGTACATCCATGCCTTGGCACTGCTAAGTGTCCAAGCCTTGTGAGTCTTAGTCAGCTCACCCCAACGTACATTTACTGTGTACATGTCAGTCTCCTTTCAAGAGATCTGCAACCACAACCGTGTTGCATTGAATACAGTATGCGGTGGAAGGGGGGCATAAGTAAAGTTTGGACGGGGACACCCCCCATCCCCCCCCCCCCCAAGCCTGTCAATGGGTCCCCCCGCATACCCCATACCCCCTAACACGCACAAATAACTACACATTTTTTCCAAACTCAATCTGAATTACACAGCGGCAACACGCAAACAATTACCCCAAAATGCCGAACATCCTGTCCAACCTGTCCAATTACACACCCCGGGTACTCCGAAACACACCCCCACCCCCTATCGAATTACACCTGACCGTCTCGCAGAAACTTTTTAAAAACACCCCCCGGGTAGGATTCCTAACCTCCCCTTGCACAAAGATATATTTTTCTGTTACATTTAGAACAACTGTCGAAGGAGCCTTCGCTGACATGGATGAATTAGTACCGCATATCGAGGAAAATATTCCTCTGCCACAGAACGCTAAAGAGGCGTTCCCGGAGCTGTCGCCTGCTGAAGAACTGCAGATGCGAGCCAATGTCATCAAGTTAATGTCAGACTTGACTGGCCAAGAACTATCCCCAACCAAAGAAAACGCTAATCAAGCTACAGAACTAGCGCGTAAGATGGCGTCTGATCCTAAGCACAGACCCGAGTTTGCCAAATACCCCAACGAAACATTAGCTTTTCTTGCAGGATTAGTTGCTCAGATGAACGTATCTATCGTAGATGAGTTGTCTGACTTAAAACTATATGTAGTTAATAAGCTTGTATTTGAGATTGAACATGCAAAAGACACTAAAGCGCGACTTATTGCAATAAGAAGTTTAGGTGAAGTAGATGGCGTAGACGCGTTTAAGAAACGCTCTGAAATCACACACAAAATTATGACTGCCGAAGAGGTCGAAAAAGAACTTTTAGAAACCTTACAAAGTTTAGAAAGTAAGGTTATTGACGTAGAAGCACGTGAAGTAATAAAGAACGATGCAAAAACTGACGCCTGAAGCAATTTTTAAGTTGCGACAAGCCTTGCCAGCTATGCCTGACAAGCAGAAAAGACGCACGCTTGAGCTGCTAAAGAAGTACGACGCTAACATGACCCAGGATATGGGTAAGGAGAGCTTTCTTGACTTCATTCAACACGTCTATCCCGGATATAAAGTGGGACCCCACCACCTTAAACTTATTCAAATCTTTGAAGATATTGCTGCTGGTAAGAAAAAACGCGTCATTGTTAACATTGCTCCACGACACGGTAAGTCTGAGCTCATATCCTATCTTGCACCAGCGTGGTTCTTGGGTAAGTATCCGCATAAGAAAATTATCATGGGCTCTCACACGGCGGATCTTGCTGTTAACTTTGGCCGTCGTGTGCGTAACCTCGTTGGATCAGAAGCTTATAAGGGAATATTTCCTCAAGTTGAACTACAGAGCGATTCAAAATCCGCTTCTCGCTGGGGTACAAACTTTAATGGTGAGTATTTTGCTATTGGTGTCGGGGGCGCTCTTGCTGGTCGTGGTGCTGACCTGTTCATTATTGATGATCCCCACTCAGAACAAGAAGCTAAAACAGGTAGGGCAGATGTTTTCTTACCTGCTTGGGAATGGTTCCAGTCTGGCCCTTTGCAGCGTCTTATGCCGGGAGGCGCTATTATCATTGTGATGACTCGTTGGTCCAAATTGGACCTGACGGGCATGATTGTTCAGCAAACTGAACGAAATGAAGACGTAGATCCGTGGGAAGTGATTGAATTTCCTGCTATTAAGGATGATGGACAGGCACTTTGGCCAGAATTTTGGGATATTGAAGAGCTTTTATCTAAAAAAGCGGCTTTGGACGTTCGTTATTGGAATGCACAGTACATGCAGCAGCCCACTTCTGAAGAAGGAGCGCTAATTAAGAGAGAATGGTGGAAAATTTGGGAGAAAGATGACCCTCCCGAGTGCGAATTTATCATTATGTCTCTTGATGCTGCACAAGAAGCTAACAATAGGGCTGATTACAACGCGCTGACGACATGGGGTGTGTTTTATAACGAGGAAACACAGAATTTCGCCATCATCTTGCTTAATGCAATCAAGAAAAGGATGGAGTACCCGGAGCTTAAGAAGCTGGTACTTGAGGAGTACAAGGAGTGGCAGCCTGATGCGTTCATGGTGGAGAAGAAATCTAACGGATCGGCGCTGTATCAAGAGTTTAGGCGCATGGGCGTGCCCGTAGGGGAGTTTACTCCGGGCAAAGGACAGGACAAAATAGCGCGTGTAAACGCGGTGTCTGATTTATTTGCGTCTGGCATTGTGTTTGCACCAGACCACCGGTGGGCTAAAGAAGTAATAGAAGAGTGCAACGACTTCCCTGCTGGCACAAACGATGACTTGGTAGACTCTACAACGCTTGCGCTGTTAAGATTCCGGCAGGGTGGGTTTTTACGGCTTCCGACGGACGAGCCGGAAGATAATTTTTTAAAACAGTATCGCAAGAAGGCTGCGTACTACTAAGGATAGATCATGGCGACAAATATGGATAAGGCTTTGTATGAGGCTCCTCAAGGACTTGATCAGTTGGGGGCGGCAGAAGAACCAATTGAGATTGAGATTGAAGACCCTGAGTCAGTACGTATCAAGACAGGGGATATAGAGATTGAGATTGAGCCAGAAGAGGGCGATGATGAGTTTAGTAAAAACTTAGCTGAAGAGATCCCTGATGATGTTCTTGCCGCACTTGCTAGCGAGTTGATTGGCGATTATGAGTCTGATGTATCTGCCCGTAAAGATTGGGTGCAGACTTACGTTGATGGCCTAGAACTATTAGGTTTGAAGATTGAAGAAAGATCAGAGCCTTGGCCCGGTGCTTGCGGCGTGTACCACCCACTGCTGACTGAAGCAGTTGTGAAGTTTCAAGCTGAAACGATGATGGAGACATTCCCTGCGTCTGGTCCTGTCAAGACTAAGATCATCGGCAAAGAAACTCCAGATAAAAAAGACGCAGCGGAGCGAGTTCAAGAAGACATGAACTATCAGCTTACTGACGTGATGAAAGAGTACCGTCCTGAGCACGAGCGCATGCTCTGGGGCTTGGGCCTTGCTGGTAACGCGTTCAAGAAGGTGTACTACGATCCATCACTTGGTCGTCAAGTATCTATGTATGCGCCAGCGGAAGATGTGGTCGTGCCTTACGGTGCTTCAAGTCTTGCTGATGCAGAACGTATCACGCACGTCATGCGTAAGAACAAGAACGATCTTAAGCGACTACAGCATGAGGGTTTCTACCGTGATATTGATCTGGGTGAGCCTACCCAGACAATGGACGAAGTTGAAAAGCGTATTGCAGAGAAGATGGGCTTTCGTGCAACGCAAGATGATCGATTTAAACTCTTGGAGATGCAGGTCAACTTAGACCTTGAAGGCTATGAGCATAAAGACGAAGATACAGGCAAAGAGACGGGGATTGCGCTCCCATACATCGTCACGATTGAGAAGGGTACAACGAACATCCTTGCGATCCGCCGCAACTGGGAACCAGACGATGAACTTTGCCAAAAGCGCACGCACTTCGTCCACTACGGTTACATTCCCGGGTTTGGTTTTTATAATTTTGGCCTTGTCCATCTTATTGGTTCTTTTGCTAAATCTGGTACTTCTATTCTTCGTCAGTTGGTGGACGCTGGAACTCTATCTAATCTACCCGGTGGATTTAAGACTCGAGGACTACGTACCAAAGGCGACGATACCCCAATCTCCCCGGGCGAGTTCCGTGATGTAGACGTTCCTAGCGGCACGATGCGTGACAACATCATGCCCTTGCCATACAAGGAGCCATCACAAGTCTTAGCGGCGTTGCTCAATCAGATCATTGATGAGGGTCGCAAGTTTGCTGGCGCTGTTGAGCTGCAGACATCGGACATGAGTGCTCAAGCACCTGTGGGCACTACACTGGCTATTCTTGAGCGTCAACTCAAGACAATGTCGGCTGTTCAGTCACGCATCCACTACTCGATGAAGCAAGAGTTTAAGCTCTTAAAAATAATCATCCGTGACTACACACCACCAACGTACAGCTACGAGCCAGAAGAAGGTGGACGTCGTGCAAAGCAGTCTGACTACGACATGGTAGACATCATCCCAGTGAGTGATCCCAACGCTGCGACGATGGCTCAGAAAGTTGTTCAGTATCAGGCGGCTCTCCAGTTGGCTCAGACTGCGCCGCAGCTGTATGACTTGCCACTTTTGCATCGTCAGATGTTAGATGTGCTTGGCATCAAGAATTACCAGAAACTTGTGCCAATTCATGACGACATGAAGCCGCGTGACCCTGTTACAGAGAACCAGAACTTGCTCAATAACAAGCCTGTTAAAGCGTTCATCTATCAGGACCATAACGCGCACATTACTGTCCATATGGCAGCGGCGCAAGATCCGCATATACAGAAGTTGTTAGCTCAAAGCCCGCAAATGGCGCAGTCTATTTCGGCGGCGCTATCAGCACACGTTGCTGAGCACTTGGGCATGGAGATGCGTAAACAGATCGAGCAGTCGATGGGCCAGACGTTGCCGCCGTACAACGAAGATTTGGACGAAGCCGATATGTCTCCAGAGATGGAGGTTCAGGTGTCTCAGATGGCCGCGCAAGCAGCGCAGCAAATCGTGCAACAGCATCAACAAGAAGCCCAGCAACAGAAGAACCAGCAGATGCAGCAAGACCCGCTCATTCAGTTGCAACAGCAAGAACTCCAGATCAAAGCGCAAGAGCAGCAACGCAAATCAGCTAAAGATCAGGCCGACGTCATGCTCAAGCAAGCTCAACTACAGATCGAGCGTGAGCGTATCAACGCACAGCAGGAGACTGAAGGAGCCAAGCTTGCAATCAGAGCGCAAGCTGATAAACAGCAGCGTGATCACGCACATGAGCAGGCAGGCTTCACAACAGGTATGGACTTACAGAAACACCAGATGATGCTGGCTAACCAAGAGCGTGTTGCGCGCATGCAGGCAGAGAGTAGGTCTAAACAACCTAAGAAAGGTGACTGATGTACCAAACTAAACAAGCGCTGGATCTTTTGATCCAGCAAATTGATGCAAGCATCAAACAAATTGAGGAAGACTTAGGAGCCAAATCTGCTAAGTCTTACGAGGAGTACTGCAATAAATGTGGGGTCATCACAGGTCTACTCACAGCTCGCAGAAATATTACAGACCTGACAAAAAACATGGAGGATTCGGATGAGTGATTTACCTGCGCTGGACTTGAGTAAGGTTGTTGATTTATCAGCACTGATGCACAAAAAAGCGGAAGAGAAAGCAAAACAACTACCAAAGCCAACAGGCTATCGCATTCTTTGCGCAATCCCAGAAGCGGAGAAGCAGTTTGAAGAGAGCGAAGCTGGCTTGATAAAAGCAGACGAAACCATGCGCAACGAAGAGACCCTCACAACGGTCTTGTTTGTTGTTGAGCTTGGTCCAGACTGTTACAAAGATACAACAAAGTTCCCAACGGGACCTTGGTGTAAACAAGGCGACTTTATTTTGGTCCGGCCCTACGCTGGCTCACGATTGGTCATCCACGGTAGAGAGTTCCGCATCATCAACGACGATACTGTAGAAGGTATTGTTGACGATCCACGCGGCATAAAACGCAAATAAGGAGCGCACATGCCTAGATTTAGCGATAGCTATAAATTTCCCGACGAGCAAGAAAATAAGGGTAAACCCGAAGATACCCTAGATATTTCCGTTGAGGGCGATGACGTAGATATTAATATCGACGTAAAAGACGATACTCCCCCCGAAGATCGGTTTGTAGAACCTCTTCCCGAGGCCATTAAAGAAGACTTAGAGAAGGCTGATGACTCTGAAGACTACTCTCATAACGTAAAGCTTAAATTTAAGCAGTACAAGAAGGCTTGGCACGACGAGCGTAGAGAGAAAGAGGCTGCAATACGTGAGCAACAAGAGTCTTTAGCCGTTGCCCAACGTATTCTTGACGAGAACCGTAAACTTAAAAGCGTTCTGGAATCAGGCGAAAAAGAGCTTATTTTTACATATCAGAACTCTGCTGAGATGGAAGTCGATAAAGCCAGCCGTAACTATAAAGAAGCCTACGACTCGGGTGATTCCGATAAGTTACTTGAAGCTCAGCAGGAGATGATCCGTGCTCAGCTTAAGCTCGATAAAGCAAAAAATTTCAAACCTACTGTACAAAACGAAGAAAATGATGTACAAATCACACCACAGAGGACTCAAAACCCTCAAATGGACCCGAAAGTTGCGTCATGGGTGTCAAAAAACCCATGGTTCGTTGATCAAAATAAACGATCTATGCGCAGATATGCTGAAGGTGTCCACGAGGACTTAGAGTCTAGATATGGTCGAGGCTTCATTGGTACAGATGAGTACTATGCAGCAATAGATAAAGAAGTTCAGCGCCGGTTCCCAGAAGAATTTGGCACTACTTACAACGAAGAGGAAGATAAACCTCAACGTACAAAACCAAGCACGGTGGTCGCACCAGCTAAAAGGAGTACTGCTCCTAAAAAAGTAGTTCTTTCTAAGACGCAGGTGGGCTTGGCGAAGAAATTTGGATTAACCAACGAGCAATATGCTCGTGAACTTATGAAATTGGAGGCCTAAATGGCTGAAAGCAGATTACAACGCGAGATTACAAATAGAACTACCCAAGAGCGCCCCAAGCAGTGGCAGCAGGCGGAACTTCTACCGGAGCCAGATAAGACTCCGGGCTACGCGTACAGATGGATTCGGGTTTCTACTTTGGACAAGGCTGATCCTCGTAACCTCTCCGCTAAATTGCGCGAAGGTTGGGAGGTGGTGAGTGTAGAAGAGCAACCTAAGTTTCAACTGCTAGTTGATCCCAATAGCCGTTATAAGAACAGCGTTGAGATTGGCGGATTGTTACTTTGCAAGACTCCTTCTGAGTTTGTTGGTCAGCGAGCTAAACACTTTGCTGATATGACGCAGGCGCAGGCGGATGCTGTAGATAACAATTTAATGCGTCAAAGCGATGCGCGGATGCCACTCTTTAATGAGCGAAAATCTTCGACTAGCTTTGGTAAAGGTACTTAATTTTTAGGAGTCTTAAATGGCATACCCTACAGTCTCGGCCCCTTACGGTCTAAAGCCTGTAAACCTAATAGGTGGACAGGTATTTGCGGGCGCAACCCGCCAAATGGAAATCGCAAGTGGTTACGCCACCAGCATTTTCTACGGTGACTTGGTAAAACGTATTTCTGATGGAACTATCGAAAAGGACGCTGGCACAACAACCGCCACTCCTTGCGGTGTGTTCTTGGGCGTAAGTTTTACTAACAGTTCAACAGGTCAAGTTCAACAACAGCAATTTTATCCAGCAAGTCAGTCTATTAAGTCTGGCACAAAGATTTTTGCAGTTGTTGCGGATGATCCTGATACGCTGTTCCAAGTAGTTTCTTGTTCTGCAACCACAACCGTGGCCGGAATGGGTATTTCTGCTATTGGTAATAACATTGCTTTGATTCAAAACGCTGGTTCAACTACTACTGGTAATTCAGCAGTGGCAATTGATGAAGGTACTCAAACGACTACCAATACGCTGCCTATCCGCATCATTGATGTGGTTCGGGACACAGCAACAGGCTCTGATACATTTGTTGAGTTTATCGTCAAGATCAACGCGACTATGCACCAGTACAACAACGCCACTGGCATATAAGGAGCGTAAATCATGGCTATTTCACGCGCACAACTATTAAAAGAGCTGCTCCCAGGCTTGAACGCATTGTTCGGTTTAGAGTATGCACGTTACGGCGAAGAGCACAAAGAGATCTACGAAACAGAGACCTCTGAGCGTTCATTTGAAGAAGAGACGAAACTGTCTGGTTTCTCTGCTGCACCTGTTAAGAACGAGGGCTCTGCCATCGCTTATGACAATGCACAAGAAGCATGGACTGCTCGTTACAACCACGAAACCATTGCTTTGGGCTTTAGCTTGACTGAAGAAGCTATCGAAGATAACTTGTATGACTCACTGTCTGCTCGTTACACCAAAGGTTTGGCTCGTGCTATGGCTTACACCAAGCAAGTTAAAGCTGCTGCTGTTCTAAACAACGGCTTCTCAGCTGGCGTTTATGCCGGTGGTGACGGTGTTGCTCTGTTCTCTACAGCGCACCCCTTGATCTCTGGTGGTGTAAACAGCAACACTCCATCTACCGCTGCTGATTTGAATGAAACATCGTTGGAAAACGCTGTTATTCAGATTGCTGGTTGGACAGATGAGCGTGGTTTGCTGATTGCTTCTAAGCCTAACAAATTGGTTGTTCCATCTGCATTACAATTCACGGCAACTCGCTTGCTTGAGACTGAACTCCGCGTTAGCACTGCTGACAACGACATCAATGCATTGAAAAACAACGGTTCAATCCCCGGTGGTTATTGCATTAACCACTTCTTGACCGATACCAATGCTTGGTTCTTGACTACAGATGTACCTAACGGTATGAAGCATTTCATTCGTACACCGCTGTCTAACAGCATGGACGGTGACTTTGATACCGGTAACGTGCGTTATAAATCACGCGAGCGCTATTCTTTCGGCTTCTCAGACCCTCTGGGTATGTTTGGCTCACCAGGCGCTTAATATTTCTTAGGAAATATTTGGAAGGGGGCCTTGCGCCCCCTTTTCTTTTGTTGTATATTGACTCCATTCCGGGCTTATCCGGTGCATTAGACAGTCCCGGCTGACGACATACAGACTGATGCACTTAACTTGTATGTAAGGAAATTATCATGGCACGTACTACGTTTCAAGGCCCAGTTCGATCATTGGGCGGCATCTATCAGCAGGGCCCAGCCGCTGTTGTTGAGATCACAACCAGCACCACATTGAGCCCAGAAGCCCACGGCGGTCGTATTATTTCTGTTGGTGGTTCTTTAGCCGCCGCACTGACATTGACATTGCCTGCAATCAACGTTTCAACTAACTCCGTTACATCTGGCCCCGGTCAAGACCCCAATACACTGAACAACGAAGGCGTTGTTTACACGATCTGGGTTCCTACTACCATCTCTACAAGTTCGTTGAAGATTGGCACAACTTCTGGCTCTAGTGATTTGTATGTTGGCGCTGTAATCTCTATTGACTCAGATACATCTGGCGCAGTTGTTGGCTTTTCTGCCAACGGTTCTTCCAATGACTTCATCAACTTAAACGGTACAACTACCGGCGGTGTTGCTGGCACATGGGTTCAAATCGTGGCAATTGCTGCTAACAAGTACATGGTGAGCGGGAATGTTATTGGTTCCGGCACTGTTGCTACACCGTTCGCAGACTCTTAATCAACCCAAGGGGCTTCGGCCCCGTTTTTAAAGGAGATTGATTATGGCAATGCAATATGACGTAAAACAGGGACACCTAAACCAAAGTGGTTTTTTTGTTCTTGGCAGAAATCGTGTTAAGGGCATTTCGTTCTTTGGCAGCGGCTCGGATGCCACTTTGGTGTTGTTTGACACAACCACCGCTCCAGTAACGGCCAGCGTTACATACGCTCGTTCCGGCACAACAGTAACGGTAACAAAAACGGCTCACGGTCTGTCTACAGGCAATGTTGTTGGCATCCACTTTGACAGCAATACAAGTCAGTCAGCAACAGACGGCAACTATGTTATTACTGTTGCTTCGTCAAGCACATTTACGCTTACAGACATCAATAGCGGA